TTGATTTAACCTTATTTGCCACTCAATGTATCATAAATACGTTCAAGTTTTGTTACATCAGCTTCACTAAATGCAAAATTACTATTATCAAATTTATCTTTCATTGTTGAAAGTTTATCTGTGATTTTTTTAATCATAGATAGTGCTTTTTTGCCAGTTTTTGCTTTACCTTCTTTATGGTAGTCCATAAAGTGACCTTCACTTCCTTTTTCTTCAACAATTCTTGCAATTAATTTAGTTAAATCAGCTTCTGATAATTTTATTGTTTTCATATTTTTTTTTATATAAATATACAATAAATTAAAATAGTTTACAAATTTGTGAAAAAGATATATTTATATTTAAATGAGTTATAATGGCTGAAGGTTTTACATATGGTGTTGATTTCCCCTTTGATACATCACTTAGGGGTGATGCCTTAAAGATGACAGAAATTGCTTCAGATGAGATTAGAGCATCTTTATTGCATTTGTTATTAACAAGAAAAGGTAGCAGATATTATTTACCAGATTTTGGGACAAGATTATATGAATTTCTATTTGAACCATTGGATGTTGTATCATTTGATGTTATTGAAACAGATATTAGAGATTCTGTTGCAAAGTATATACCAAATTTGGTTATAAACAAGATAATTATTGAACCTTTGGATCAGAATGAGGAGGTGCAAGGGGATAGGTTAAGTGTTGATGATGTTGGATTATCATCTAGGGATAAGGTTTATCGTTCACCTGGCAATGGTACATATCAGAATACTGCAAAAATAAAAATAGAATATACTACTAATAATAATAGTTTTTCAGGTAGTGAATTTATTGTAATAAATATATAATATGTCAGATAGAAAAATATCATATGGTGTTAGGGATTTTCAGAGCATAAGAACTGAATTATTAAATTATGTTAGGACATATTATCCTGACTTGATTAATGATTTTAATGATGCTTCCATATTTTCAGTATTCCTTGATTTGAATGCAGCCGTTGCTGATAATTTACATTATCATATTGATAGGAGTTTGCAAGAAACAGTTTTGCAATATGCCCAGCAAAAATCATCCATATATAATATTGCAAGAACTTATGGATTAAAAATACCAGGACAAAGACCTTCATTGACCTTATGTGATTTCTCAATAACTGTTCCCCCATTTGGAGATAAGCCTGATGCAAGTTATGCTGGGGTTCTTGAGAGGGGTGCACAAGTCTTGGGTAATGGTGTTATTTTTGAAAGCATAAATGATATTGATTTTTCATCAGATTATGATGGTCAAGGTCTTCCAAATAGAACAGTTATACCAAACTTCTTAAATAGTAACATTATTAACTATACCTTAACAAAACGTGAACCAGTTATTAATGGTGTTACAAAAGTTTTTAAGAGAGTTATTACAGCATCTGATGTTAGGCCATTTTTTGAATTGTTCTTACCAGACAAAAATGTTTTGGGGATTACAAGTGTTTTATTAAAAGATGGTCAGATAAATACAATTCCCCCATCGTCAGACTTTATTGGGGATGCAAATAAATGGTATGAGGTTGATTCATTGGCAGAGGATAGGGTTTTTATTATTGACCCAACAAAAGACACAGGAAATGCAGGTATAAAGGTTGGAAAGTACATTCAAACAGATAATCGTTTCATAAGTGAATTTACATCAGAGGGTTTTAAGAAAATTACATTTGGAAATGGGGTTAATACAGCATTAGAGCAATTAAACCAATTCACAACAACAGGTCAATTGCCAACATTACAGAATTATTTGAATAATTTCTCATTGGGTAGAACATTGAAGCCAAATAGCACCTTGTTTGTTCAATATAGAGTTGGGGGTGGTTTGAATACAAATCTTGGACCAAATACAATTAATCAGATTGGTGTTAATTCATTTAGATTGAATGCAGGGAATCCAGCACAAGAATCGGCTGTTATTAATTCATTAAGGGTTAATAATTTATTCCCGGCTATTGGGGGAGCAGGATTGCCAACCACAGAAGAGGTTAGGAATTTTGTATCCTTTAATTTTGCTGCACAGAAAAGAGCAGTTACCATAAATGATTATGAATCAATTATACGTAATATGCCACCACAATTTGGTGCACCAGCAAAGGTATCAGTTCAAGAGGTGGATAATAAAATACAAGTTCTTGTTTTATCCTATGATGCAAATGGAAAATTGATTAGTGATAATTCAAGATTTTTGACAGACAATATTGCAAATTACTTATCAAATTATAGAATGATAAATGATTATATTGTTGTTTCTTCAGCAAAAGTTATAGATGTTGGTGTTGAGGCTGCTGTTACCATATCAGCAGGTTTTGCATCAAAAGATATTGTTAATAATATAATTTCAACAATAAATAATTATTTCATACCACAGAATATTCAGTTGGGTAAAGACATAAATATATCTGAAATAAAGAGCAGCATTCAGAATTTGAATGGAGTGATTACTGTGTCAAATATTTTATTCAAAAATTTGGTTGGGGGCAACTATTCTGGTGGTGAGCCAGTTGTTGGATTTTATCCACCAGCATCAAATAGAATTATACGTGCAACTGATGAAACTATCTATGCTGACTCAAATGAGATATATCATATAAGGTATCCAGAAAGAGATATTACAGTTAAGGTAAAGACAAATAATGGATTGACCATTATTTAAATTATTTATTTTGTGGGGATATTCTTTATTCTTTTATAAATAACATAATAATAAAATATTTATAAACAATAAAGAATAAAATGCAAAATAGTTTTAGAATTAGGACTGAAATTGGACAAGATAAGGTTGTCAATTTTCAGTTAGACCAAAATATTGAATTCCTTGAGATTTTATCTTTTAAAATAAGGCAATCTGATGTTTATACATTGGATTGTGCAAACTATGGAGTTGTTGTAGGGAGGGTTACAGCAAATAATGGTTTTGGTATTCCAAATGCTAGGGTTTCAATTTTTATTCCATTAAGTGAAGAGGATGAGAACAATGAGTTAATTACCTCCATATATCCGTATAAGACAATAAATGATAAGAATGAGGATGGTTATAGATACAATTTATTGCCATATGAACCATCATATCCTGGACATATTGCAACAGGAACATTTCCCTCATTGAATGATGTTATGTTTGATGGTCAAGCCATTGAGGTATATGAGAAGTATTACAAATATACAGTAAAGACAAATTCAAGTGGGGATTATATGATATTTGGTGTTCCGGTTGGAAGTTATACCATATTAATGGATCTTGATTTGTCAAATATGGGTGAGTATTCATTGACCCCCCAAGATTTGATTAGAATGGGAATGGCGACAGAAGGTCAGTTTGATAATAATCAATATCAAAAATCAACTGATTTAAATTCATTACCACAAATTGTATCCATATCAAAAGGTTTGAACATTTCACCATTGTGGGGGAATATTGAAACTTGTGATTCATCCATAAATAGGGTTGATTTTGATTTAAGGGATGATGTTAATATTGATATACAGCCCACAGCAATATTTATGGGGTCAATATTTAGCACAGCATCAAGTAAAAGAATACGTTCAAACTGTAAACCAAAAGATGATTTTGGTAATTTATGTGGATTAGAAAGTGGTCCAGGTGAGATATTAGCAATAAGACAATCATTTAATAAAGATGATAAAGGTTTACCAGTGCTGGAAACATTTAGGGTTGGTAAGGTTATAGATGAAAATGGCGCATGGGTTGTTGAATTACCTATGAATTTGGAGTATGTTATAACAGATGAAAATGGGAATAAGATAATAACAAATGACCCCACCATAGGAATACCAACAAAAGCAAAATATAGATTTAAAGTAAAGTGGGAGCAATCCACAAAGATAAGTGAACAAACAAAAAGAGCATATTTTCTTGTTCCAAATATTAAAGAATATGGATGGAATAATCTTGGCACTATTGACCCAATGAATTCCAATAATGATAATAAAAATCAACTTGCTGGTTCATATTATTTTGGATTGGATTGGTCTGGTTATACAAATAGTGATGCAGCAATAAAGTGTGAAGATACATTTTATGAATTTAAATCAAATAAGGTATATACAGTATCAAGTTTGATTGACCAGTATAGAGGGGGTAGTAGTAAGGGTAATTTTATTGGGATTAAAGAAATTGCAGATACATCATGTGATGCTACAATTAATAAATACCCAGTTAACGATGGGGTTAGGAATTTTGATTTTCTTTATTTTGTGTTTTCATTATTATTAATTTTATTTTCAACTACTGGTAGG